CAAGTTACCTAGTTTATCGTGGACTAACGCAAGAGCCAATGAATTAGGTCTTCCGTTTAAGTGGAAAAATGCTGAAAGAGACGGGTTTACTGTTACGTATGATTTAAGTGGAGATAAGTAATGGCTGAGTATCCTAATGAAATAACTTCTGGCTTTAGTAGAAGTATGTTATTTGAAGACGATATCGAAAAAGAAGAAGAAGAAAAAGAGGTTATAAATAGTCAAGAACCTACTGTAGGTTTTAATAGAAGTATGTTATTTGAGGATGATACTACTACACAGACTGAAGATATGCTATCTTTAGATGAAACTGATAATGTATTTAACGTAGAGCGAGGTATATCACCTAGTGCGACTAACGTAAATTCTTTACTAGAAGATGAGAATTATACTTTAGTAGAGAAGTTTATGGAGCAGCGTTTTGGTGGTACAGGAAGAAAGACTAAAGAAGAAGTAGTAGATAGCTACGTTAACCATATGCGTAATTTCTATGTAGGTAACTCTATGACTACTTTATCTGAATTAGCTTACTTAAATGCAGCTAAGAGAGACGGTAACTCAGAAAAGATTAACACTGCAGGTTCAGCATATGATATGTTTGAAAATATGGACTTTGGTTTTAGTGGTCTTTCTGCAGGACAGAGTGCAGATGCAATATATGATTATACTAAAGGCTTAGTGTGGGACCCAGTTAATGCTATATCTTTAGGTATAGGTAAAGCTGCAACTACTGGTGCTATGAAAGCGTCAGCAGAACTACTAAAAAGAGCAGCTATTATGTCGGCTAGAAAGGAAGTAGGAAAAAATGCTTCAGCCGCAGTTTTAAGAAGAGAGGCTAATGTACAAATAGGTTTGCTTAGACCTGAAGTAATGAAAAGAGTTAAGGTGCAAGAAGCAAAAAAGAAAGCACTTAAAAAAGAGTTTAGAGCATCTATGTACGCAGACATGACTATGGCTGGTTTAGTAGACATAGCACATCAAACATCGTATAAAAGAGTACATCTACAAGACGAAATAAGTTTGGGTAGAGCAGCTTTAGGTGTAGGTATGCAGGGTGCGTTTGGTGTAGGTTTATATAAGTTTGCTTTTCCTACAGGTAAAAAAATAAGCACTTATCTAGGTGGTGAATCTTCAGGTTTAACTGCATACCACTTAAGTAACTCAGCTAAACTTAAAGCTCGTGTAATGAAACTTGAGGGCATAGAACAAACTAAAAAGAATAAAGAAGCACTAGACGCTTTATTAGCTGACCCAGCTACACAAGCTAAACTCTTAGCTAACTTAATAGCTTCAAATGTAGCCCAAGAAAGATGGGCAGGTAAAGTACACGCTGGCCTGAATATAGCATCAGAAGAAAACATAGCTATGAGGACAGATGTAGCAGTACTAGATGGTTTTCTGCATGGTGGAGTAGATATTGTAGGCAAGGTTAAAACAGAATTTCAAGGCGTCAGACAAATACTAAAAGAAATAGGAATAGAATTACCTGCTGATTACAAGAAAAAAGGTTACGCTAATTTAACTGATTGGTTAACTGAAACAATTGAAGATTTACCTGATCCTATCAAAAAAGAAATAAATAAATTATCAGATAATACACTAAAAAGATATATAGATACCTACGAGAACACAAAAGGATTTACGGGTGCTAAAGGTGCAGGTAAAGTATTAGCTAAAGAAATGAATAAGTGGGGTAAACAAGGTAATACATTAGCTAGGTTAAGCAAAGAAATGCGTGAAGCTGCAGGGGTTACTCCTATACAAAAAATGAATGCAATGAATGATGATGCATTAGACGTAGCTATACCAATGAGTAGGATGAAACAACTATTCGGTGAAGATATGGCTGGGTTTCAGCAATCTTTTATTAAGTCTTTAGTGTCACACCCAGCTACTGTAGGATTAAACATAGTAGGTTGGGTATCAGCTTCATCTTTAAACAGTGTATCAGATGTAATTAGAGGAGGGCTGTACTTTGGTGCAGCAGGATTTAAAAAAGCTACAGGTGGGAAGCAAGAAGATATAGATAAATACTTTGCATTAGGTAAAGGTTTTACATATCAAATGCATACATTAAAACTAAGAAATCTGTTAAATCACGAAGCTACAGTAGATGAAATGAATGATTTTTTTGCTTTTAATCCTGAGGCTCAAAAAGATTTGTTTAGATATATATCGGGTGGTATTGACGATAAGTCTATAATAAAAAGTTTAACTATTGATCCTGCTGATTTAGGAAAAGTAGATGATGTTAGTACAGTAGATAAATTAATAGACAAAGCACAAACTATGTACGGTGTAAAAGCCCAAGACATAGTAACTAAATCTGTAGAATTTATGTATCAGATAGATAAGCAGATGAGACTAAAGCATGGATTAAGTTACAAAGATTTTATTGAAAGCCCTGATTTATGGAAAAAACTAGAAGTAACAGGCAAGGGTAGTTGGTCTGATATGAATGGCGTAGCAGTATCCGAATCATTAAAATCAGTTTTTGCTAAATCTTACGGTAGAGTTAAAAGAGGTGAGAGTAGGGATTGGATAACTTTTGGTGCAGGTATGATTGAAGAAGCGCGTACTGTTCCTATAGTTGGTGCTTTAATACCTTTTGGTCAGTTCTTTAATAACACTATAGCTCATATGTCAGATTACACAGGGATGTCTGTAGCACATAGGTATTTTTCTAAAAAAGGTAGAGAAACAGCTAGAGATCCTATGGAGCTACTTACTAAAACATCTGTAGGTATGGGTCTTATAGCTATAATGGCTATAAATGAAAAGAAAAACATGGAAGCTGGTGTTCAGTGGCACGAAGATTCTACTAGAGACGGCTCAGTTAGATCTAGACTATACGATTTTCCTTTAAGCTTTCATAAAGCTATAGGAAGAATGGCTGCACAATGGTATTGGGGTAAAGGTGGTACGGATGATAAAACCTTAATGCAAGATATAGTAAAGCAGTTTGGCCCAGCTAACTTAACTAGATCTACTAGTGAAGTAGCTAAAGGTGCATATGACGCTATGGTAGATCTGTATGCAAATCCTGACGTTGATGTAGTAGGTGCTATAGGTGCAGGTATAGGTAATACTATAGCTATGTATACAACAGGTTTAACTAGACCGTTAGACCCTTTAAATCAAGCGGTAGGACTACTTCGAGGTGAAAACTACGTTGAACGAGACAAGAACCAAGGTGTCAGGTCTTTAAATAAGTCTATTCGTTACGTAGATCAATTGTTTGAGAGCTTAGGTATGCCATTTCAAAAGTTGGTAGGTGCAAAAGTTCCTGGACCTAAGTATACTCCGCTAAGAACAGAAAACCCACCTACACCTATAGGTAGAATACTAGGTTACAGAGAAGTACCTAGAAAAAGTGCTATGGAAAGAATGTTTGCAGATGTAAATATGCCCGACTGGAGAAATGATATTAAATCTTATGCACCTTCAGCAAGTGCTGCAATGAATAGGACTATAGCTCATATTATAGAATATAAGTCTGCACCCATAGTTAATAGTTCCATGTGGAAAACAGCAAACTTAAGTAGACGCAAGGATCTTATTACTGATATTTTAAAAAGCTCTAAAGCGGCTGCTATGAATATATTAAAGAAATCATACGATCCTGAAGAAAGAAGATTAGCTCTTGTTTATGATCTAACTAAAAGGGGTGCAACATCTAAAAAAGACTTAATAAGTTTTATGGCTGAATTAAAGATAGATACACCTATAGAAGACTTATCTGTAAAAGAATTAGAGTTAATAAATATATTTGCTGAACAAGAAAAGTACAGAGACAAACAAGCACGTCGTATACTAGACTAACACTACCTAATACCGTGTCTATCTTTACAAAGGATACACCAAGATTTAGCCTCTTCAAGCCTACGCAACGAACTGTCACGTTCATCTGAGTTGTGTAGGTTTTTTATTATGAACTGTTCAGTCTCTAGGAAAGTAGCATTTAGGTTCTTAACGAACTCTTTATTTACATCTAGCCTATACGATTTTGCTTCTTGCTCAATTGTCATTTATACTTCTTTCTAGATATTCTATTGCTCTCTGTAAACAGTCTGGATCATCGTTAAAACTACCTAATGCTTTATTGCATCCACTACAAAGCCAGCCTCTATAATTACCTGTAATGTGACAATGATCTAGGTGCCAAACCATACCGTTAGTTTTATTACCCCATAAATCAGAAGTATATCTACCATGAGTTGTTAATTCGTCTTGGTTTTTACAACAAATAGGGCATTTATACTCTGTATCTCTAGGGTTAGGATAAGTAAGAGTGTGTTTTATTCGTATCATTTTACTCTTTGCAAAACATGCATAACACGTACTATGCTTTCTAGCGCAATCTTTACCACTAACATATGAGGCGGGAGGAAACTTAGCTAATTCCTTTACAACACTACAAGTACGACACTCTCTAGTTTCTCCCTCAAAGTCTGTCCTGTAAGACTCTACTACAGGAAATAGTTCTTTTTGCATTAATTTATATCCACTATCTCACACACTTCACCTGTACAAGCGAAGGTCTGGCTAGACTTAGTAGTATCCTCTGCCTCAAACTCAGACAGTTTAGCCCAATCAATCTTCTTAGGCATAGTATCTTTTAAGGATTTGTAGGCTTCCTCACCACACTCTTGATACGGTGCTTGTTGGTAAGTATGATCTGAGTGAGGTAAAAACGATACGCCACTCATTTCATTAAAGTTCCTGTATACAAATGCTCCTACGTCTAGCCATTCCTCGTCTCGTACTGTTATAGTAACAGATGGTTTATGTTCCGTCCAGTATCTTTGATAAACTAACCACAAATCTAACTGTTCTAAAGCCGTCATATCGTTGCGCGTTACTGAATTGTTAGGTGACTTAACAGGAAAACTAAACACTGTAGTATTGTCTGGTTTCATAACACACGGTTCAGCAGGTATACCTTGCTCTATCATAAACCTAGTTAAAGGATCTTTGTTATCTCCACGCACTGTACGTATGTAATAGTCTGAGTGTCTAGCGTGTATTCCTGACGCACTGTCTACTAACTGAGATACTGTACCTGAAGGTTTACAACAAGTAATAGCTGTACTTTGAGGAATGCCTAGAAGACCAGACCACTCTTTGTTAGTCTCAATAGCTACAGATTTAAGGGTTTCTAGTGTCTCTTCTAGGCCTCTGTTAGCTAAGGTCATAAGAGGGTTATCCATTATACCTGTAAGACTCACACCTAATAGTCTTTCTTCTTCACAATTATTCTGCCAAGCCTTACGCAAGTATGGGAACTTAGTATAGTTAGACTGTATTGTACCTATAATAGTAGCTACCCTAACTTTATTTATGATAGAGTGTACATCGTCAGTAGATCTAACTACTACCTCGCTGAGATTACAAAATTCCTGTGGCCTCAAACTAATCTCTGAGCAAGGGTTTGTGCCAAACTCATGGTTAGGATCACGCCTACCACTACGCACAGCTAAGTCTTTACACGCTTGTCTGTTAAACACACCACGCTCACCTGACTTACTCTCAACTAAAGCTACCCACTCACGCATGAATGTCTCCATGTCAGGCTTATCCGTATAACAAACTGAATTATTAGCTAACGCTCTGTGTGGGCTAGTTTCCCACCAGTTACCACTCTTAGCGTGACGCATTCTTCCATCAGAAAGATTAGATAAACTAATCATAGCTGACCTACGTACACCACCTACTACAACAACTTCCCCAATCTTACACATTAAATCGTGGCACTCTATAGAGGCTAACCTTCTACCTTGCGCTCCTTTAAATATAGCTACGGTAAAGTTAAACAAATCAATGAGAGGAGCAGGACCAGATGCACGACCACCAAACGTTTTAAGTCTAGCACCAGCAGGTCTAACTGCAGACACATCCCACTTAGGTATTTCACCAGCATACAGGAGTACAATAACTTGACGAAGAGCCTTAGCCCACCCCTCTTTAGAGTCCTTAACGACAACAGTAGTGTCACTATCAACGAGGTCAGGAACGTCGGGGAGCCGCTGAACGAACTGCCTCTCGACACTGAAGCCGACTCCAGTACCACACAAGAGGATGTACATAGCCTCATCAAAGGCCTGTACAGTGTCTACGGCTAAATAACTACAGTTATACATACAGGTATTGTCTCTAGCTGCTGCTGGACCTGCAGTCATCATAGATCTCATACTAGGCATAACACTAAGATCTAGTATAGATTCTTGTATCATGTTGTATATACTATCATCTTTTATGTACGGCTTAATGATGTTAGTCATATAACGGTCAACAGTCTCACCCCAAGTTTCTCGTCTGTTCTCAACTTCTAACCAACGAGCATAGCGTGACGTGTGAATAAAGGCTTGGTAGTCTGTAGGTAAATAGTTGTTCATGGTCAGTCTTTCTTTGCTATAATTAAATCGGATAGGTCTGGTTCTTTGTAGTCTGGCCCTTTAAGAACCTTACCATCTTCTCTAAATATAGGCTTACCATCACGCCCTAACTTACTCATATTACTTTTGTGTACTCTAGTAAAAGCTTCACCTACTACTTCAGAGGTATACAAGTTAAAGTACATAGTGATACTTTCTCTAGCTTTATCTATTACTTCATTTATCTTAGCTAATTCTTCTTCAGATATAAGATCACCTGCAAACTTAGGTGTAGTTAACATCATACCATTGTATACATACATAACGTCACACAATTCTTTCAGGTGCGCTGCTGTACCGTAGTCTTCTGCACGTAGTTCAACTAACTCTTCTTGTATTAAACTCATCCACAGACGTAGATCTAAAGATCCTTTAAACGTATGGATAAACTCTTTTAACATACCTTCTTCGGGGGTTATTCTTATTTCAAATTCACTCATCGTTACCTTCTTTCGGATAATATACGTCTACGTGACACGCACATTTAGGGCAGCTTAGGTTAGTTACCATAGACCATGTTTCATCTTCATGCCCAATGTCGTGATCGCCACCCCATATTAGTTGTGTTCTACAGTGCCAACAGTTCATAACCTATGCCTCACTAATACTTTGCTTATACTTACGTCATCAACATCGTGTATCATGTTGTGAAGCATATCGTATATATCTTCTGTGTGTGTGTCTTCTGCTGCACTTAAAAGATTGTTAGGCTCGTCTACCTCTACTACTAAGGTGACACTAAAGGTCTTCATTTGTGTACCTCTTTATACTTTTTTATTAGTCTTTGCAGATACCATTCAGCTTTTTCTAAATCCTCTAAGCCATTCTTATATTCGAACCGCCACAAGTATTTAAGTATAGCTCCTGCATGATACGCATACTTTTGATCCATAGTAGTTATTATAGCTTCAATAGCTTCTATGCATTCCATCGTACCGTTTTGATTATAGTGTGCAGGTTTTTGTACAGGATCGTGCTTTTTAACAACATCTGTATAATAACCATCTTCATCAAACTTAGTTCCGTTCCACTCTGTCTCGCCCCATTTAGCCATTCTATGCTGACCCTTTTGTAGGTGTAAATAAATTAATCACGTTACTGCCTCTTTCTAATTTTTCTTGTATTTCAAGGTCTTCTTGTACGAAGTCACTAAACTCTTCGTCATTCTTTAATAGATAAACACAGTGATGAAGTAAATGAATTAATGATAAAAAGTACTTTTTAGTTTCTTTGTCATCGTTGTTGTTTGGGCTTATCATTGCTTTCATTTTAAACGTTTCATCCCACTCAGCAAAAGAGGCATGTTCTGATGCTGTAAAGGCTAACAGATATGTACGATCACTCTCTTCATCTATCATATTGTTTTCTTTCTTTTGTGTTTTAACTTTATTACTTTCTTTGTGGTACA